AAATTAGATAAGGCAATCATAGGATACTTTCCTATACCGTAATGAAATTTTAATTCCTTAAAAGGAAATGAAGGATCGAAAACAGAAGGAACTATTCTAACAGTTTGTTTACCTTGCTCAGGTTTCCAAAATATTTTAGAGTAGTCTGTCTTTTCTCTATCCTGTCCGTTGTTGTTTAAGGCATCTAGCTTAGCCTTGATAGCGTTTAAATCCATATAACATTTATTTTAAAATATAACTTATTAATAATATACGAAAAAAATATTAACGATCCAACTCTATTATGTTAAATAGTTTGGTGTTAATTCTTTTCAATTCTGGTCCTTTCGTTAATAGAATACAATTTCTGTAGTCTGACCAGTTTACTTTGTAGGAAGTATCTAATTGGCCATTATTTAGTTCTTTTATTAATGTATTTAAAGCATTAATAGTATATAATGTATTAGTTTCTTTCTTCCTATGTACTAGAATAGTATTTTCAAGAAATGTAGACACATTTCCAAAGTCGACATTGTATGTACAAATATATTCATTTTGACTTTTAGAATAAAGTACGAATATTTTATTATATACAATGCGATATTTCTCTTTTATAGAAGTAAGTACATCGTCTAAAGATTCCTCTGTTGAAAATGTACAGAACAGTTTGTTGCTCATATCATCGTTTAAATAAACTTCGTCGAGATCATAATTCAACGAAAAATCTGTAACTGTTTGCATTTTATATAAATATTAAACTGTTTCTATAAAACTAAATCTTTACTAAATTTAAACTTAACTGGAAATTTTTTATCGTTTTCTAAAATTTCTTGTATTTCCTGTAAAGTCTCTTTTCCATCTTCTTTAGAAAAGTCAAAAAGTATTGCATCATATGTATAAAGCGCTACTTTTGTTTTTTTCTTTTGTAAATACTTTAGTACTTTTTTTAATATAAGAATATTATTTGAAGTTTCCAACGATTGCATCATATAATTCATAAGTTTAGCTGGATGCATATCTTTTAGTTCTTTTGTGAAAGGTTTTTTTGATTGTGGATTACAAACAAATCCATTATCGTTAAACTTACTCCACATACTATCAATATACTCTTGTATTTTTTTAAAAATCTTTAAATTCTTGTGTTCTTCCGGTATTTTACCGTATATTGCATGAAAATTAATTTGTTTTGCTTCTTTATACTGTTGTTCGCTAATATCATCAGTACTAAAGTAGTTTTTAGCAAGTTGTTTATGAGCAGATTCATCAGTTAGTTTGTAGTTTATCTCATCACAAAGTAAACGAAGGTGGTATCCATCGAAATCAAACTCTACAAAATAATCGTTTAACGGGTTAAAAAGTTTTCTATGTCCTTCAGTATGAGGTATTGCTGCAAAGTTTACACTATTATAAGAATTAGTAGGTCTTGAAGTAGCATTATAAAGGTTATACGATGTTAATACTACGTTATTTTCTATATTATAACGTGGCTCTCTTGGATTAAACTTTTTTATAAATTCTTCATTATCTATACCTAAACCTTGTTGCTCTAACAAATAAAATACTGAAGTTGCTGTATTATTGTAGAAGTCAAAACCGGAAGGTTGTTCAATTTTAATATGTTCTTTTATTTTTTCATACAACTCCTCACAAGATTCATAAAGTTTTGAAAGAGGTATTAGCTGATTAATATTATTTTGGGTTCTAAATTTATTGTAGAAGTAGTTTAATTTATTATCCAACTTAGTAAATTCTAATCTTTGAAAATACTTCATAGAGTATAATAAAGATAAATCTATAGCTTCAGGTAAACTAAAATGATAGAGCAACTCTTTCTTATCTAATGTATATAGTTTACCGGCTGATTTTAATATTGTAGAGACACGTTTTTTAGCTACATTTATTCCTTCATCGTGTTCGATTGGAATTATAAATCCATGGTAACTGTTTAATAATCTTATATAAACAGCAGTAGTTTTAGTTAATTTAGGATGAAAATTATAATCTGAAGGTATTATATTTACATAACAACCGAGTTTTACTAATTTTTCAAGATGTTGTAACTTATTTTCCTCTTCTACAATATAAAACATTTATATAACCTTTTATATAATATAGTAAAAAAATATTAAAAAAGCAACTATTAGTAACCTCCGCCGTAGCTGCCTCCACCGCCTCCACTACTACTTCCGCCGCCTCCGGAAGAACTACCTCCTGAAGAAGGCTCTGAATATGTGCTTGTTTGAGGTTGAGAACCTCCTGTTGAATTTAAATTAGTAGTAGGAGTAGTAGTACTTGTGTAAACTGGTGCAATATCAGGAGAATTGACATCCATAGTGGTACTGATAGGAACTAACTTTCTATGAAACTCTTTTTTATGTACTGCTCCTTCCATTGCTCCTTTTTCAGGATGAATATGGTAAAAACCTTTATATTCTTGTTTTGATCCTTTTATCATAAACCTACCTCCTGGGGTGTATAGGTTCGATTTAGCTTTTACTTTAACATCTTTTAATTTAGTAAATCTAGGAGCTGCTTTTTTTAAAGGAGCTTCTTGAAAATTAGGTCTAACTTTTTTGATAAGTCTTTCTTGTTCTTTTCTAGGAAGTTCTTCAAATTTAAAACCTTCAATATCAGATTCTATTTCTACAAATTGACCATAATCTGTGATATATTCTTTTAGGTTAGGAATTTCTAAAGATGCTTCATTAACATTCTCTATATTTCTCGTTGCAGCACCTTTATACAAAAATCCGCTCATAAAAATATCTTTTAAAGGTTTTTCTAATATCCATTTTACTGTAGCACCTTTTATATATAATTCTTTTGTATAACGTTTATAACTTCCTTCGTTAACTTCTACTATACTATCATTTCTGGTATCATTTAAAAAATATCTAGTAAAAAATCCTTTTTTATAATTTTCAGGAACAGGGTAAACTAATTCTACTCTTGCTTTTTTTAAATCATTATGAGTATCTACAAATGGATCTGATGCAGCTATTCTTTCAAGAGTAGGTTTAAGTGCTCTTGAATCTTTACTAGGTTCAGAACCTGTAAAATTACCGTTATCAGCAGTAGAGTGGTATGGACCGACATAGTCAGAGCCGTCATCAAGTGTAAATTGACCTGATACTGCAAATAATCCTTTTATTATTTTAAATGGAGGTAACCACATATTATATATTCCTTTTAACTATACTTCCTTTTTCTGCTTTTTTTATTGCAGCTGCAAGTTCTTTCTTCCCTTCACTTCCTTTACCCCAAGAAATATGAAAATGTGCTCCTGTACCTTGAGCTGTAAGTTTTTTATACTCATCTTTAAACCTTACCTGATCATTTTCCCCAGCAGCAAAAGACTCTATTATAGATAGTACTTTTTTGTAAGATTCAGCACTATAAGGACTAATTACAAAGTCTAACGCTCTACCTGATGCATGTCTACTAACATAGTCCCAATCAGGATTATGATGATACTTATCATTACCACCAGTGAATGTTAAAGTAATACCCGGTATTTCTCTTTTGACTGCTCGAATGACTGCAATTCCTAAATCTGCTACTTCTGGTATAATATCGACTACACCGGTAGTGTTAGGAGATGCATCTGTAGCACTGGTAAGCTCTCCTGTTGTATAACCTTTCTTTTTCTTTTCTCTGTATCCTGCTGCTGCTATTGCTGCTCTTAATCTATTAGCATTAGGAGTTTCTTTAGGTCCTTCAATAGGAGGTGCTTCTTCAACTTTATAAGGCTCTTCGTACTCATCTTCTATAGGTATTTCAGTATCTGGTAAATTGTACATAGCAGTAGTAATGTTAGTTGTCCATTCATTATTAATAGATATACTATGATCGATACCTGTAATGGAAAAACCAATTTTACCCCTACTTCTTTGAGGTAATAAAACTTCATTAATTACAAAAGCTTCACCTATTTTCATTCCTGTTATTCCTCTTATAGTAAAACTCAATTCGATAGGTAATAACCCGCCGTTGAATGATTTTTTGATTCCTGCTTCTCTATTTTTTCCTTGTCTTTGATCATTTAAAGCTGACATATACTGAGCATGTGCTGGTTTCATTGCATCAAAAGCTTCTTGACTATAAAACTTCTTTTGTACTTTATCCCCTTCTACAGATCCATTAATATACCTATGCCAAGGTTTTGATATTGCTTTTGGACCTACTTCTTTTGCTTCTTTCCAATTAGTAGAAGAAGTTTTCTTATTAGTCTTTTTTTCAGGTTTTACAAAAGGTTCGTATCTATCCGATACGTTAACATTATATCTGGTAAAATTATCTATACTTTCTTCAACTTTTTGACCGCTTGCAGTAGCTGTTATAGCTAATTGATTAAACATTTGGTTAGATATTTTACTTTGTATATCTAATGAAGATATTTCAGTTTTTAAACCTATTATATTTAATAAAGGAGGTTCAGTAGAAGGTTTATCAGTTGAAGCTCCAGCTGCTAAATCAAAACAATTATGATCAATTATAATCCATTCACTATTATCTTCATCAAAAAAACAAGCTAAATTATTAATACCTCCCAATGAAGAATTTATATCGGATAAAAGTTTGTTAAAAAACTGGGATACTACTGCTTTGACTTCACGATCTTCGTTTTGCTGATCTCTAAAAGATTCTTGTATGTTTATTAAATGATCTATATTAATTAAAATCTTATAAGGAGTATCATCAGAGTATTCATCTTTAAATTTTTCAGGTAAAAAAGTAGCTGCTTGACCTGCTTCTAAAGGAACTTTTTTTCCTTTTCCCTCTCCAAAATTAGCATATTTTCTAGGATTAGGTCTCGGTAAATATAACGGTTCCGGTGTCATTGGTGCTCCAAAAAATGTTCTTTTAGCTGGTTTTGTTAAACCCCCGTAAAGATTAACTTCTTTTGTAAAATCTATATCTGAAGTGCTAGGATTAGGTGTGTAGGGAAGTCCTTTCCTAAAAGGCATCACACATACACCGGGATCGTTAGAAATATGCCCAGGAAAGGTAGTCATAACTGATCTATCCATTTTAGTATTAAATTTAACATCTATATTACCAGTATTTTGACCTTCTAATATAATTTTATTAAATACAACACAAAAATCTCTTAATGTTAAGAAGTAAAATTTATCATCTATATATTTAGCTTCTTCTTCTTCAGCTTCCTCATTTTCAACCATAAAATGGTCACTGTAGTATACATCCATTTTATTATCTCCATATACTTCTTTTATATATTCTTTTCTTGTAGTTTTATCGAGCTTAAATGCCTCTAAAGCATCTATCAATATATCATCACTAGTTGCAGAAGTTTCAGCAGTATCTTTAGTTTTAAATTTTTCTAATTCTGAATTAGAATTTGGAGTAAAAGTAGTTTTTACTGCATCAATAACATTACCTTCCGATAATACATCAATTGTACAATCATAACTTTGATCGTTTGCTAATTTCCAACTAAAGTTTACTACTTTACCGATTACACCGTCATAATTACCTCCAGAAAATTCTCTATTTTCTTTGATCATAGACTTCATTTGCTGGATAGCAGTAATTATTACTTCTTTTCCATCAACTGTTTCTTTCTTATCTTTTATATTTCCTTCGGCAAAAGTTTTTGAAATACCTAAATTATAACTACTTATTTCTCCATTTACATCTATATAAGAAGAGTTACCCCATTCTATTAACATTGTAAATCCAGGTCTGAAATATAAAGTTTCTAATATAGATAGTTGATCGGGTGTAAATGCTTTTATAGTTATAGTAGCTTTCCTTAAAGTACCAAATGCTGACTGAGTAACTATTTTAAAATCAGTTATTCCCATCATAGGCTGGAAACCAAATTCTGGGTTATGCTCATAACTGCTTTCATTGCCTAAAGGACTGTATGGTTTATCAAAACTTATACCTTTTCTTCTATTATATTTTAATTTACCATCTTCTATTCTTCCATAAAGCACTCCTCCGGTCAATACGTTTGCCTGAGCAAGTTGATTACCCATTGTAGACTTATCTCCTAAAACTTTTTCTACAAGTTCATTATTTTTAAAAATTTTTAATGTATTTTTAAGTTTAACTGTTTCTTCACTTAAGGTTTGTGCACCGGATGTTAAAGTAACCCAAGCACCACGGTTATTGCTAACCATAAGATCTTGAACATCTTTATCTTTAGACACTAAATTTTTAGCTCTATATGCTATTTGATTACGTACCCCTATATTTAATGGTACTCCGTATAATTTACCTGAGTCTGCCATTATCTATTAGCATTTAACTTATTATACTCTTCTACTATAGAATCTTTATCCATAGGGATTCTCATTTGAACTCCAGGTTTTACTGAAAGTGAATCCTTGTTACGATTATTAGCTCCTGCTATAATCCACCAAAGAGTAGAATCATCATAATAATTTAATGCTAATGTATCGTACCTATCACCTGCAGTTGTTATAACGTATATATCGTTAGGGCTAGGTGGAATTGTTGGAAAAATAACATTTCTAACGTAACGTTTACCTGTTTTTGTTTCAAATAATCCTATTCTGCTATATCTATTCATCTTTTACTAAGCTATTTGTGGAGCTGGACCTGTATCATTTAAAGTAAGAGGTTCGTTTGCAGGTGCAGGACGAGCAACAATATCCGAATCTTTAAGTACTAAATCGTCTTGACCTATAAAAATCATATCGTTAGTAGGAGCATTTCTATGTATTGGCTGGTAAGAACAAGCAACATCTAATATCATTGGTAATTCTCCTCCTCTTTCTGAGTCTGACCATGAATAATCTTTATTCCAGGTTAAAGAAATAGAGCTAAAGAATCCTGGCATGTTAATTAAATAATCTCCTATCGTAATCATATTAAAAGTACCTCTCATGTAAGTTTCATTCATATAATTAGGAGCTGTAGTACCTACTAATTTATTTAGTTTATTATATAAAGGTAGTAATTCTCTTTCAGAATGTGCAGCTACTTTGAAATTAAATTGTATAGCTCGTTTAAATCCTTTATAACTATAAAGTTCTTCTGCTCTTCCTATATAACTAGTATTTCCCCATTCCCCTGTATAAGCGTCACTAAATGAATCTATATAAGCTCTAAAATCTAATCTAGTAATTAGAGGTCCATCTTCATTACTACTTCGAGGTGATACTGTTTTTATATTAAATTTTACTAAATCTTTAGAAGAATATAATTCAGGAAATTTATCAGCTTCTTCTTGCATTCTTGCAGCAAAATCTCCTAAAGAAGATGATACAGGTTGACGAACGGTTATATTATCCCCGTTATTTACAAATCCTATAGGTGTCTGTAAAGTAGGGGATTTTTTACCCCAACTTTCTTTCGCTAATCCTCTAGATTCAGCATTACGTGAATGAGTACCTATAACTGTGAAATTTGAATCTTCTTCTATAGCGTTAGATTGGTACTCTAATTTTTCAGTAGGATCATTTCCTCCGCCAAATACATCTTGAATAAAAGTTTTTTTAGTAGGAGCTGAACCGCTAATAACATATTGATTTAGTCTAGTATCAAATCTCTTTTTACTTCCTCGTTGTACATATTTAGATAATACTCTTGAACCAATATTTAAAGTTTCAGGTGGACCTTCTTCTGGAAATGAGGTATTTTCTAAAATATTAGTTGTAGGTATAAAACCTCCATTTCTAGCTAATACATGGCCTTGTACTCCTTTTAAATATCCATTTTTACCTCCAAAACCTTCCACAAAATGTGTCCCTGTACCGTTAACGGGTATTTGTGCTGCAGTAGAAGCTATTAGTTTAGCTGTTGACCATCCACCGGATAGTATTTGTCCTGCAAAACTTCTAGATCTACCGTCAGGAGAAGATTTAATCTGTGCTTCAAGTACATTTAATGCTCCTTGATTAGCTACCCACCTTACTCCTTTACCAGATGTTAAAAATTTACCAAATCTCTGCAAATCATCTATACGATGAGTGGTTGCTTTTTCTATACCTCTTTCATTTGGTGGATTATTTATATCCTTTGTAATAAAAGGAGCTTCTCCACCAAAATCTTGGTATTTTAAATCTTTAAGATTAGTTTGTAAATTAATTAACGCCATTATTTCAAGGGTTTAATTTATGCAGTTTTGCTAGGGTCTAAATCTGATATAAGAGTACCATAATCAGGTTTAGGTGTTTCACCTTTCATACTTAAAGGAGTATTTTTTACAGTAGGTTTTAAAGCATCTATTGCTCTACCATCTCTTTTAGGTATATCTACTCCTCCTAGTGATAATGATGTATTTTTTAATGAATTTTTTAGTGACATAATTTTACGTTTTTAATTATAAATAGTTTAAAATGTTAATATAGTTAGCTATTTTTTATAGTAGTATCTGATAATCCTTGTATTTCTCCTATTACGAATCCATCTAACTTAATATCTTGACCTGAAGTTATTTTAACAGTTTCAATTAGTTGTTCTAATAATGATTCAACATTACCTCCTAATCTAGTACCGCCTGCCATAACAAGAGTATCTCTAGGGTTAGTACTTAGAGTAAAGTCATCAACTTCAACATTACCTCCACCAACAGATAATGAACCTCCATCCAATCCTGTATATCCTCCTGCATCTGAAGCCATCAAAGCTGCGTCTATACCCATAGAAATACCTGTACCTATACCGGGGAATAAAGAAGCTACACCAGAACCAATTTCTCCTAATGCACCTAATATATCACCTGACATTGCTCTTTTTACTGCTAAACCTACTCCTACTATTAAACCTATAATAGGTATTTTTTTCAATAACGATTTACCTGCTGTTTTTGCTGCACCTTTACCAAGTGTTTTAAAAAAGCCGGATATTTTCTTTAATAAGTTTAAGCCTTTCGTTGGTAATGCTACTAAAGGTTTGAACGACATTTTAATTAAGTTTCCTACAGTTTTCAATTTACTACTCATTTTTGTCATAAATGCTAGAGTTTCTCCTGCAGCAGTTGAGATTGCTTCATAAAATGCAGTTATAGGCTGTAATCCTTTAGCTAAATCTCCAACTGATTCTGCCATTTTTTCCATAGCTTCTTTTTGAGCTTCTGCTAAAGATTTATTTTCTAATTGTCGTACTGTTTCTTCAGCTCCTGCTATTTGTCTTAGTTCTGCCATCGCTTTTTCTTTCTCAACACCTTCTTCCATTTTCTGTACTTCTGCAAATCTCATTCTTACATTCTCTGATAAAGATTTAGATTGATCTCCTCCAAGTTTCTTTATAGCCTGTTGCTTTACAAACATTTCAGCCATTTGTTCTCGAGACATACCCATTGCTTTGGCAACTGCCTCTTGTTGGATACGATTCATATCACCAAATTTAGCTGCTGTAATTCCATTAGCTGCTAACTGTTCTGACATTTCTACTAAATTATTACTTAAAGCTGCTCTTCTAGCTCCATCTAAATTAAGATTTCTACCTATTAATAATTCAGCTTCCATTTCTGCTCCTATAGAATCTTCTATTTGTAATAGATTATCAGCTATACCTTCCATAGTATCAAAAGATAAACCTAATCTTCTTGCTTGAAAAGCTGCTGCAGCTAAACCGCCAGGCATTTTTGCAGTAGATAACTGTACTGCTGAAGAGGCTCCGGCTATATCTTTCATTACATCTTGGTATCTTATTGTAGTACCGTTAACAACATTCTGTAATTGTACCCTACCAATGAGGTCATCATTGAATTCTTTCATGTTTTGACCTGTTGCTGCTGTAATAGATGCTAATGATGCTGCCTCTTCAGATGATAGACCGAATTTTTGAGTCATAGCACCCATCGTAACTAAAGTTTCGTTAGATAAATCAGCAGCTATTCCTAATTCTTCTGAAACACCAGAGGTAGCTACCCTAAATGCTTCACTTGTTAATCCTTTAGTATTAGCACTTAATGTTCTAAATCTTTTATCTAAACCTTCAGCTTCTTCTCTAGACAAATTTAAATTTCTAGATAAGTCAGTGATATCTTGATCAGCTTTAGTAATACCTTTAAAAAAGGTAC